ATTTCGCTTGTGTCCTCAGCTTCACCTCCTCGGCGGCTCTTCATGGCGTCTCTTCTTTTGATGCCATCGTTGCGGCTTTTCGGGGTGACGCTGTCAGGGCATTATTCGGGGTGGACTGAACAGTTACAGCGAAAATAGGAAATCATGTCAGCGCCTCCCCTTGAAAACGTTGATTACCATTATATCACGACAAGGCTTTGGGCTGGTGACAGAATGACGGATATTCAATGAAAGAGGTTTGCAAAGAATAAAGTCCTGTTTCTCAAAGTGCGGGAAACAGGACTTGAATTCGTGGATTTCGGGAATTATACAACATATAGTATAATGCAGTCTTGTAACATACTATATGTTGTATTTCTATTCAATCCTGTTCAGCCCTCTACAAAAGGGTTTCCGGCTGTAAAGGGTAAAACAAAGGGTAGTAATCAGTCTTTTATCAACCAAGTATGTATCGATTTTATCATCTCAAATTCAGCTTCAGTAATACTATAAGTTGTCAGGTCTTTATTATATAACTTATCTATCGCATCAAGCCATTCTGTTCTTTTCGTTTTATCGCCTTTTATACCGGGCATGGCGAAAACGGAAGAAAAAGTATCCTGCCAATTATTCTTATGCGTAATAATCTGCCTGCATTGCGAAAGGGTAACGCAATCCCAAGGGGTTACAGCTTTTCCTTCCTCTCTCAATACAAGGTTCTCCTTAATTGCCCTATTTGAAGCAGATAGATACACCTGTTCCGGGGAACGCAATGCAAACCATTCTGTACCAAATTTAGCCGTCATGAGTTCGGGAATTCTTGTCTTAACAGTATGGTATATTTCATCCAAGAATTGTCGGGCTTCCTCATTATGCTGTTTCCCATTATCGCGCCACCACTCATCCAAGCCCAAGGGTTGAAAATCAGGACAACGATCCCTGATTTCTTTTTGATAAGTTCTCCAAACCTTTATAGGGCCTGTGCTACCGTAACTCTTTTTAACTGATTCCCTCTCCTCGGGTGACATACTTGTTATGTAGGAAACAAGCGCGTCAAGATAAGGCTTTTCTGCATCAATCAGCGCCAATGCTTTGGTGTTTAGTGGATTTAATCCTTTAGTGTCCTTTACAAGCAAAGCAAAGTCATATAACAGCATGATTATTGCTTGAATGCTGTTATTTATCAATACTACGCCGGATTTACCCATATCCCATTCACGCGATAGTTGCCCATGTAAGTATGCAAACGCCTCCTTAAGGTATGAATACAACGTTGAGCGTGTCATTTCATCGTGATTGAGATCAAATAAGCCGAAAACAATCGGAACATCCATGCCGTTTTTCTTTTTATATGTATTCAGGTAATCAACTTTTTTAATGCCATCACTTATTGCCTCCATTGTCACAGATGCTTCTATTGCGTTATCTGTTTCATCTATGCTTATTCTTCTAAACAAGGGCGAGGATTGATCTTCGCCCAACCTTTGAGCAATACTCAATCGCATAGCTTTACGACGTTGATTTGGGTCTTCTGACTCTCGCAAAAGACTGGCGTTAAGGACATTTCTAAGCTTTTTGGGTACAGCTTTTTGATTCTCGTTTATTTGCATAAACAATTCTACCTGTTCCTCTGCTTTTAAACCCACAAAAGCTACAACAGGGATTGTATTCGTTTCGGCATAGTCAGTTTCAGCATAACCATATAACCGATGCTGACCATCAATGACATACGCAGCATGATATACTTGTGGTAGATGTAGCAAGCCCAATTTGGTCATGCTATCCTCGCATTGCTTATCTGATAAATCAAATTGAATTTTCTTCGCTACTTCTATATTGATTACTACGGAATTTGGGAAGTATCCACCTCCGTCAATAAAGTTCCTAATTGCGATCAAACGATCATGTTTAACAAATCGTTGGTAGGATGGCATATTACCTTTATTAACCCGGCTTCTATGCAATACATGACACATCCTTAACAGCGTTGCTGGTTTGATGGAGAATGAATAATAAGTATGCCCTCCCATATTACCCTGAACAGCAGGAACAACAGATTGCATATTGTCGATTTTCTGATTCATGAACAGGTGGCCTTGTAGTTGATACTTGGCACATCTACCCAAATTCTTAACAAGTTCTTCGTAATACAACAAAACGTCATCATCAAAATAGACAATTTTAGCTTCTTTCAGCCGATCTAAATCTTGATCGCCCAAGACATAATTATGTGTTGCAAAGATAAATACGATTTTTCTTTTCGGGTATTTTTTCTTGATTGATGCAATGATACCTGCTCTCGTGCCTTGTATGGCAGTTATGGTTTCCTTAAAATTCGTCTTCTTATCCGTTGATAATGCTGACTTGCACTCAACAACAATAGCAACTTCGTCATCTATAGCAAGAACATCCACTTGTTGTGTCAAATTCGGGTTGTTCTTTTCATAGGGTATTTCCAAATGACGATCTCTATTCAGGAAATGAAAACCCATGCGGGCAAAAAGCATCCAAACGCGGTCTTCAAATGCTTCATCCGCAGGTTTTGCTTGCTTAATTCGGACTTTTGTCTTTAGTTCTTTATCTATTTCCCAACCAAGCTGTAGATAACCATCAACGAGTTGTGGCTTAACAGCATCATAAACATAAGCCTTTCCGCGTTGTGTACGGATATTAGCCAAGTCATTTCCGCTGACCATTTTCTCAGTCCAGTCCATGATTACACCTCACAGCTATATTGGTAAAGACGTATTCATCAACATGCCCACGTTGTGCTTTATTTCCACCGATAGTGCTGTGGCGATTTAGAGTATGTCGTGTATCCCCACAGTCGAATATTTCCTGTATGGTCTCGTGCGCTGCATTTGTAAGAATGTAATACGCACCCTGTCCTTTAATATAGTCAATCAACCGTCTAAGTCGAAGTTGATCTTCAAGTCGAAATAAATTCTGATTATATTTAATAAATCCGTTCTGATTATGCGAAACAGTATATGGCGGATCCAAGAAGATTAAATCGCCCTCTTTGATTTCGTGCTGACACAAAGCAAAATCGCCACTACGTATATCAACGCCCTGTAACAGCTTGCTGACTTCCCTTATGTGATCCTCTTTCACAAAATCAATACGTCTGTTCCCGTATGGAACGTTGTACATTCCCGCATTGTTAACGCGATATAAGCCGTTATACGATGTATGATTGAGATAAATAAACCTCGCACACATATACACATCATCGTCAGGACGGATTGTCGCTCTTGTCTAATAGTAAAAGCCGCTTGTATTATCGAATGCCTTCAACGTCATTATAACATCTTCCGTATGTTCCCGCAATGTTATATACGTATGAATCAATTCATCATTAGCGTCAGATATTGTTGCTTTTCTCGGGTGTAGGGCAAAGAATACCGCACCGCCGCCCAAAAAAGGTTCATAGTAATGGTTAAAGACAAGGTTTTCCGTCAAATCAAGCACAAAACCTGTCAACCACGTTTTTCCACCTGCCCACCGTAAAAATGGGCTGGTACATTTGGGACGGGCTATGGATACACGCTCCTACAATCAACTAACCTTATTCAATTCGACAAAAAAGGCGTAATTCCTTTATGGTTTTACACCTTAACAAAAAAAGTATATTGAAGGTGAGAGAAAGGATCGTTGACATAAAAAGGACGGCAGGCGCATCATCACGCCTGCCGCCGTTGTCAAAGGTTATGCCGCGCCCGCCGTGCGCAGTACAGTTTCAAGTCCTCTTTCCGCCCTTCAAAGTTGTCTATCCGGGTTATATCGTACAGCACGCCGTTATAGCGGATAACGTGCGCCGTCGTTATATCCGTCCGGTAATTGATTTGGAACAGGACTTCTTCCTTGTAATTGATCGTCGCCGCCGCGAAAACCTCTTTGCCGGACAGGTGACGAAAGTATGCCCATACAGGCGGGCAGATCGCTTGCAGCGTTGTCACCGCATAGCCGTTTTCATTCACCGCCGATACAGGCACAAAGATTTCAATTTTCTTGTCTTTCAGCTTCAAGGCGGTTCCCTCCCTCATATCGCGCCCGTGAATTCGTTGTAATGTTCATACAAGCCCACATAGCAGTCCAGCAGCGCCGCCGTGCCGTCAATCCGCTGCCGTGGGGACTGATTCTTCACGGGGACAATGTTGCCGTTCCTGTCCGTCTGTATGCCCGTGTTGGTCAGGCACCATTTCAGAACAGGGTTATTGTTGTAGTTCACCCTGTGCGCCTGCAAGTCCGCGCCCAACATCTGCATGGGCAGGGACAGCGTTTTTGCGCCCTGTATACAGCGCACCATGTTAAAGCCCTGCATTTGCATTTCCTCCACATAATAGCGGGCGGAATAGCTGTCATAATACACCCACGCCGGGAACAGTTCGTATTCCTTCACCGTTTCCATGAACCATGCTGTCACGTCGTTGTAATTGATCGTATTGCCCACACACAGGCGCAACAGCCCACGGGCAAGCCATTTGTCATAGGGGATTTTATCCTGCTTCACGCGCTCTTGCAGGCGGTCAGCGGGTAGCCAGTACATTTGAGCAATGTATTTTGTATCCTGCCCGCGCTTCATGAACAGCAGGCTTGCGCAGGTCAGATCGGTTGTAATGGACAGATCGACGCCGCCGACACAGTACGCGCCGCGAAAATCGGACAGTTCAAAGGTTGCCGTGTTATTGATCGCTTCAAAGGAAAGCCACGCCGTTTTCACCGTTTCCCGGATATTGAATTCCTTGCACAGCACGCCGGGAAGGTCAACCGGGTTTTGCTTTGCCCGTTCAACTTTTATGCGCAGATCGTCCGTTTACTTGATCGCGCCCAATGACGGGTTTGCCTTTATCCACGCCGCCGGGTCTGTCCATTCGTTCCGGCTGTCCAGTTCGTACAGTATGGGCAGGAACGTGTCATCCGCAACCGCGCCGTCCGCAACCGCGCAGGCGTGTTCGTACATTTCATCAAAAATACATTCGCGCACCGTTCCCGCCGTCGTAATCATGACAAGCAGGGGTTGCCGCCGCGCGGACTGTGATTGCCGCATGACTTCATAAAGGTTCCTGTCCTTCACGCCGTGCAATTCGTCCATTATCACAAATCTGGCGTTCAGACCGTCCAGCGTATCAGAATTGCGGGCAAGGGGCTGTAATTTGGACATGGACGGCACAAAATACAGGTCAGCTTTCCGTTTCTTCATGTGCCGGGACAGGTCAGGGGATTGCTTTACCATGTTGTGCGCTTCATCGAACAGCAAACGCGCCTGCGCGTATTTCGTCGCCGTGCTGTATACCTCCGCGCCGCCTTCGCCGTCCGCAATCAGCATATACAGGGCAAGCCCTGCAAGCAGCGTTGATTTGCCGTTCTTGCGTCCCACAAGGAAAAAGGCTTCACGGTAGCGCCGCAAGCCTGTTTCACGGTCTGTAAAGCCGTACAGGGCTTGTATAAACGCCTTTTGGAACAGTTCCAGCTTCACGGACTTGCCCGCCCATTCGCCCTTGCTGTGACGGCAGAAATGTTCAATGAATTCAATGGGACGGTTTGCCCGCTGTTCATCGAAAACGTATCTGCCGCCGTCCTGCGCAGTTTCAGCGGCAAGGCGGGCATACACCGCTTTGATACGCCTGCAAGCGGGGATTTCTCCCCGCTGCAAGCAATCGTTGTATTGAACAATGCAGTTCATGGGTCAAGCGCCTTTCCCGTTGGCAAAGGTCAGCAGCGCGTCCGTTTGCCCGTCACCTTCCTGTTCCCTGCGCAGGCGCAGGTATTCCTTTTGGGCGGGCAGGAATAGCCGGAACATGGACAGATAGGCTTTCATGTCGCCGTTCATGCGGGCTTTCGCCATTTCCTGTTTCAGATAGACAAGCTGTTCACACAGCAGGTCAAAGGCGTAATCACGCGCCTTTTCATACTCGTTCATAATCATTCCACCTTTCAAAATCGTTCCGTGTATGCCCTGTGTGGGCTTTGTGTGGGTATCAGTTCGCCACGGTCATCAAAGGTCAGGCCCTCCGCCGTAACGCCGCCTGCGCTGAAATGCTCCGCGTTGTGACAGGTCAGGCACAGGCTTTCAAGATTGGCGGGGTTCAGGGCAATGTCCGGGTCATCCACGTTCGCCGGGGTCAGGTAGCGCTTATGATGGGCGATTTCCGCAGGCGCTCCGCACCGTTCGCAGATATAGTTCTTTGACAGCAGGAACGCCCGTGAAAGCCGCCGCCACGCCGCTGAATGGTAGAATTCACGCTGCGTCATGACAGGTTCCTTTCAGCGGACAGGGCTTTCAGCAGGCAGTCAATCACGCGCTGCACCTTGTCCGTGTCCGCGTTTTCACCGTAATACCATTGCCACAGGATAAACCGCGCCGCCGTCCGCGCCACGGGTGAAAAGGCTTCACCCGTGGACACATATCCAGTTGTTTCGCGCAGGTAGTCCGGCAAGGCTTCAATCAGCGCGGCAATCTGTCCGTCATTGTCCGTGCCGTCTACGCGCAGAATGTCCCTTGCTTCATCAACCGTGAAGATCATGCCGCGTTCACTTCCAGCTTGACGAAAGCGCCGGGGACAATGGGCTTGCCGTCCGCGATGCACAGCGCCCTGAAATCAATCAGGCCGGATGTAAAGCCGCTTTCGCGGGAAACCTCCACCGCGACGCCCTCCGGGACGTTCACGCCGTAGTAATGGAAGTTTCCGAACAGGATGGTTCCCGCCGGGATATTGTCATCCAGCACAATCGGGAAACCGAACAGCTGCCGCCCGCCGCCGCGCTCCGCGTCCGTGAACAGGTATGCGCCGTTTCCGTCCTTCAACGGGTACACGCTGCCGAACAGGGTTGCCGTGCTCATGGCGAATTTCGCGCCGCCCGCATATCCGGCAGGCATCAGGGCAATCAGGGCCAGCAGGCTGTCAGCGGTCAGCGCCGCAACGCTCATGCTGTTCTTGCTGTTCCACGTCACGCCGGACAGAATGCCCGTGGGCTTGCCGCTGCCGTCGCCGTTCACAATCGCCGCGCCGATGGCGTCCGCAATGCTCTTGCGCAGTTCGTCGGTCAGGTAGCTTTCAAAGGCGGACAGTTCCATCCGCTTCACCGCTGCCGACATGGACAGCAGCTTGATAAGCTCATACGCACCGAACGTCACCGCCGTTGCGGATACGTTCTTGCGGTCAACGTTGCTGCCCTCAACATGCCACGCCGCCGGGTCAACAGGGGTTCCCACGGGGACAGACAGGTTTGCGGGGACGCGGAACAGCCGCACTTCGTTGAACAGGCCGTTGACGTTCTCCGCCTGCTTCACCACTTCGTTCAGCGTCCTGTCAGGGACAACCGCCGCCGAATTGGACAAGGTGTTAAAGGCGTCCGCCCTGCGTTCCGCCTGCGCTGCCGTGAACGCCCGCTGTTCCGTTTCGGTCAGTTCCTTGCCCAACAGGGACTTGTAAAAGGCGCTGCCGTATTCCAAGGCGGCATGGGGGTTGGTCGTGTTCGCATTCTGATTCATGATGGCGCTTTCAATGGGGTTGAACATAGTTTTATCTTCCTTTCCGGCATTTCTTGCCTGTACATGGGTTTGCGGGTAGGCCGCATGGGTCACAATGGAAACCTCATACACCGCGCCGATTTGCGTCACCGTCCTTTCCCGTTTCTCCGGATCAAAGGACTGTTCCGCAATATCGAACGCAAAGGACATCTGCGAAAGATCGCCGCGCCGGACAGCTTCATAAACCGCCTTGCCCTGTTCGGTATCCGGCAGTTCCGCCCGCATTTCAAGCCCGCTGTCCGTGACGGTCAGGGCAAGGGTTTTCGGGCTTCGTGCAAGGGGGATTCCCGCGCCGTCGTGGTTCAGCAGTAGCACAACGTCATCAAGGTTCACGCCGTTCAAGGCGCTGCGCTCTATGCGCTCCGTCATGCCCGGCAACTGCGCGGGCTGGTTGAACACAATGGCGGTTCCCTCCACAATCAGCGGGCTTTTCGCCGCGCGGACGTTATACGCCCGTGTCTGTCGCTTCATCCGATTCACCTTCCTTTCGGTGAGGAACCGTGCGGCATTCCGGATGATCTTCGCCTGTTCCTGCTGACCTTCGAGGAAGCCTTCACCCATGCCCTTCATGGCCATGAGACCGACTTCATCCCTGAAGATTGCAGATGGCGAGTGTATGGCCAGCGCGGCTTTCGCTGCCGAGAGCGCTGACCGTGCGGCCTGAACCGCCGCCTGTATGACGGCGGACTGTCCTGAGCGGATACCGTAGGCAATGCCGCTGGTGATAGCCGTGCCAATGCTCCTCGCGCTGGCTGCTGCGGTCGATGCCTGGGCGGCGAGAGCACCGGAGAGTGCGCCCATGAGGTTGCTCGCCGCCGTGGCGCTGTCACCCGCAAAACTGTACTGCGTCATGCCCTGGCCGACACCTGCGGAGACGTCATTGCCAAGCGGAACCATTCTCTGGGCTGGGGACTGGCTCTGGAGGGAACCGCGATACGCGCCCTCCAGATTGCCTGCCGCTGTGGCGGTGTCTCCGGAGAAGTCATACGCTGCTGCGCCCTGACCGACACCGGCGCTGGCGTCATTGCCGACCTGGGGCATGACACCGGCGATGGCCGTCTGCAGGGATGTTGCCAGTGTAGAGGCATCGCCTTCCCAGCCGTATTCCTGCATACCCTGGGCGATGGCGGAGCTGACGTCGTTGCCTACGCCGAGGTACTGATCGGCGGCGCTCACCAGATCGAGGATTTCCTGCAGCTGCGTGGTATATTCCTGTGCTGTCGTAGCATCTAATTCTCCACTGTTCAGCGCCTGCCACAGGTTCAGCGCGTAGTTGGACAGCGCCTGCATGTCATCCTCACGATAGGACAGTTCGTCTATCATCTGCACAACGTCGTCCTGCTGGTTCCTGAGCGCCTGATCCATGCCATTCATGGCAGTATCGGTGCCCGCCTCCTTGAACTCCTCGACCTTTTTCCGGTATTCCTCCAGCGCGGCGGCGGCGTTGTTGATCTCCGTCACACTGTCATGAACGCTGGTGGTCAGCCAACTGAAGGAGGTGTCCTTCAGGGGCTTGTCCTCATAGACGACCTTCGTCTCCTCGACAGCCTCCTGTGTGCCGACCTCTGGC